TATCTCGTAATAATAATCTCCGTACAAAACAAAGTCACCTTCTCGAACATACATGTCTTGATCTTGCTCTAAGCGGCGTTTATGGAAATGTACATTAATCTCCCAAGTCTTGTCGATGCCGGCATCTGCCAAATAATCGGTGGAGAATTCGGTGAATTCGACCAAAGCATAAACACGGACTGGTGGGAGATAAGTTTTCTCTATCGCTTCACCATACATATCGTGAAAGTCGGTCCTTTCAATGTCAATCGGGTAATAAAGGATCTGCTGTCCAATGACCTTCTCTATAAGCTCGTCATTGACTTGTTTAACCAGATCGCGCTCTTTCTTGCCAAAGAAAAGCGGTGGTGGCGGGTTCTTAGGTCTGTTCCATTCGTTCGCCATTCACATTACCCTACGAATATCGGCAGTGGGGAATTCTTAAAGGTTGTGGCCACCGCCTCGGTCTTCTCGCTATCTTGTTTGGCGAGGGCGCCGTACTCCATCTCTTTCAACATCTCTACTAGCTTGTCTTTAAGCTCAGTCTGTTCATCTTTTGCCTGTGAGAGCAGTTCGCTGTGGTTTAGCGTTACACTATCCCCAGGAATAGGCATCGTGGTAAACTTACCTCGAATCTGCCCCAGCATCTCTTTGCAGAGTGCAAGGCAGTACTTTCTGATCCACTGTTTACCCATGGAATTGATATTTTTATAAGGTAGATTGCTGAATGGCAGTGTATTTACGTTATTTACACCCTCGGTGCCATCTGCCATATTTGAGTTAGAATCCCATGCATCCGGCATGACATAAAACCTTAACCACATGCGATCCATGTCGGAAATGTCCCAATGGCCTGGTGTTGGATAAAGTCTGAGTTTATTATCGATTAGTTCATAAGAATAGTGTGATGTGCGGGTGAATAGAGAGTCTTCATACATAATCGCCTGCATTTTGTTCTGCCATGTTGGGATCACTTCAAAAGTAGAGTCATCTGCATACTGTCCGTATGTCGCCATGTTTCCCACGACGCCCATACCGCCATAATAACCGTAAAACCTCCACATTGCTCTTGGAGACCTATAAAAGACTTTAGTGACATAGACACGCTTGCCATCGACTGAACCGGAGTACGGGACGGGCTTTCCTCGGTCGTCATGGCCGGCGGCACTCGCACTATTGATAATTGTTTGAATATCATAGTCTTGTTGTTTGGCTTTTGGTTTAAAAGAAGCCGAATATTCAGGCACAGTGCCACCGAAGCCAGCGACTGCAGACAATCCATCGCCAACACGCTTGGCATAAGTCATTTGGAAGCGGGGGAAGCGTAAACTGCTGCCTGACGGCCCATCTACTTGTTCACCTTGGTGGTTAAACGTGCCAGTGGTATTTCCTAGCGCATCCGAAAGAATATTTTTGCCTTGGTGCAGGTTAACAATATAAGAATATTCTAACACTGCCTCTTCATAGGCAGAATAGACGTTAGATGGCGTTAATTCGATGTCTACGACGTCCCCACCAAGCTTTTTATAGACATAGGCGACCTGGGTTGAGGCACCACTCAAAAATTCGTTAGAGCCGGTATAAATACCAAATGGTACAGCGGCAGCAACCAGGGCGGCACTGCCGGTACTGGTTAGAATAACCGTGCTAGTATTTGATTTCGGATTAAGTTGTGTGGGCACCCAAAGTCCCTCCTAAGAATAAATAGTAAAGAGGCGTACAAAACTCAAATCAATGCGCAGAAACGTTTATTTTATGTAGTTGCGTCAATTGTTTTGGTTTTTGTAGCTTTTCTACGTGGCTTACGAGTAGTGGCCTTCTTTTTGGTGGTGGTCTTCGTAGTTGGCTTGGGTGCAGCGGTTTTTGCTTTCAACTTAGGAGTAGTTATTGCTATCTCCTCAATTGGGGCGGCTATAACCTCTTCGGTCACCACTTCTGGTGGCGCTTCGATTACTGGTGCCATTTCAACTTTTGCAACCGTCTTGGGTGTGGGGGGTGTAGCCTTTATTGCTGGCTCGGGGGTAGTTGTCTCTGTCGCGGCTAAAATTGCTCGCATTCTTGGGTGATTGCTGTGTTTCACTGCAAACTTTTTAGTTGCGGACAACATTCTTCTTTTCTTTCCCATGGGAACTCCTCTATGTTTAGTTCAGTAGTAAATAGTTGATATATGGTCTAAACGAAAAAAAAGGAAAATCTCAAAAAATTGGAGACGAAAAAAATTTGGCAGATCGACGTTTTAAAGAAAAACCCCCCAACCCAGAAGGGAAGGGGGGAAATAAAGTTATATTTTAAGATTTATGCTACAGTGAGTGCATGGTTGGTAAGTCCCGAAAGATACCAACTGGTTCCATCGCAGCTAACCTCAAAGTGATCACCGATTAGCGGGTTAGTACCGTGAAGTGTCAAGCTAGTTGCGTTCACAACCGCAACACGGGCGACGGTAGCAGCGTTCGTATTGTGATGGTATGAACCCTCAATTACTGCCGCACCACCATTAACGATGTGTACTTGTGCACTAGTTGCGTAAAATCTGAAGTTCAGACCTGCGGCTACTGCCGGTAACGTAGCTGTTGCAACACCAGCGCCGCCTAAGTAAACTATCGCTCCCGAATCGTCGGCTGTTAATACTTTCGTTTCAGCGGCGCCGACTGAGATGACTTGCTCATTTCTAATTTTCAATTGATTGCTATTTTCGTTAATCAGGCTCTTAATCCTAGCCCAACCTACTCGTTTCGTTCCCATAATATATTTCTCCTTATATGAATATTAATTAGGTCAATTAACAAAAGGATTTCTCCCTTCGCCTATAAGTAGTTCTACCCAAAATGAAAGCCCCCGTTAAAAAACGGAGGCTTTACATTATAGTAGGTTACTAAGCTATTGTTTAGCCAGTAGCGCCGGCTTCGCCGAGCATACCGCGCACAACAACAAGTCCGTACATATCAGGACGAACCATCTTCTTCGCGTAACGAGTCATCACGCCCTTGCGAGGCACGAAGTCTTCCGGTCCGAAGATCGTAGGTGTGGTCTGCAGTGGCACGTACGGTGCGTACACGTATCCGCTTTCAAGGAAAGAGGAACCGCGACGGCCAACGAGGATCACATTGCGCAGGAAGTACGGGTCAACAATGACATCGAACTTCTTGCTCAAGGAACCAACCTTGACTGAACCAATACTACCCTTATCGTCGTCAGCAGTGACGGAAGCACGGAATCCAGCGGTGAACTCAAGGACGTTAGCAACTTCAGGTCCGCAGACAATAAAGTTAGCTCCGCCGCGAAGAGTCTTGCGGTGAATTTGTGCAGACACATCATTGATGGTCTCAACGAGAGTCTCGTACCACTCGGAAACAGTACCAGTGAAGTCGGGAGCAGCAGAAGCAGCACCGATTTCAACGCCTGTGACCTTGTTCAAGAACAAGCCAGGTGAACGCGACCAGTAGTAGGTAGCAGCGGAAGCGCCATTAACAAGGTCACCAATGATCTCGCGATCAATCTCAAGAGCAATCTGCTCAGAGAGGATACTTGTAAGCTCAACCTCTGCATCAAGGTTGTGGTAGGCGTTAAGGTCTTGACCTAACTCCGGAGTCCACTTAGCCTTGAGCTTCTTGGTACTAGCGGTGACAGCCACGGAATCGACCTTGATGTCGATCTCTGGGATGTCAGCGTTGTTCTCAAGTCCCCACTCGGCAGCACCAACGACAGCACCAATGGCACTAGCAGCGTTGAAGTTATCACGAATTGGAACCTGAACCGCTGTGGCTCCTGCGGTGCACGTGGTGGCGCCGGAGATGGCAATATAGACCATCCGAATAGCAGAACCACTGGTGGTTGCAGCGTCAGTTGCATCTGTAATGAGCTGAGTCAGGCGACGAACCTGCCTCATTGATCCACTAGTCGTTGCAGTTGCAGCGGCTGCAGGAAGCACAGTAAAGGCGCCAAGGTTATCAAAATCAGCGTCTTGTGCAGCATAGCTTGCCCTATCAGTATCGATAACACATACCTTGTAGGATGTGCCTGATCCCGAAAGAGCAAGGATATCCGGATCAAAGAGAATATACTTCTTCTGCGTCTCAGTTGCTGAATTAACAGCGAACTGAGCCCTGATAACACCAGTGTCTGCGGCTGCAGCACAAGTAACGGAACCGGTTGGGGAACCGTAGGCATAACCGCGAGCAGAAACAGTGCGTGGACCAGAAAGGTCGACACCAGAACTACTGAGCAGGTTAAGTCCGCCGGTCAACTGTGAACCAACCTTGTCGCCACCATAGATGGAGCCAGTGTTAGCAACGTTGCCGAAGCGACGGGTTTGTGCACCCTCGGCACCACCGAGATCTCCTGAGAACGTGAAGTCCAGGAAGAAGATGAGACCGCTTGGCAGACTCATCGGCTGAACACTAACAAGATCGTTAGCGATCAGACCCGCGAAGACACGGCGAACGATGGGGAATGCGACGGCAGCGAAGCCCTCAACATCTCCAGCGGCCATGGAAGAACCCTCACGGAGAAGCTCTTTTGCTTGATTCTCAAGCAAACGAGCCATAGCTTGGCGGGAGCGGTCCTTATCGATACCTTCGAGAAGACCAGTCTTCTCCCACTTATTTAACAGTGCGTGCCCTTCTGCACGCATATCTCGATTGACCATACCTTCGGTCAACCTTTCAACAATACCAGACATTTAAAATTACCTCCTTAAATTTAATGATTATTTTATTCCAGCTAATCTTTTCATCCGCTCTTGTAACGGATCGGATGAAGGCGCCTCTTTACGAGAAGCCCTGATTGTAGAAGAGCGACGACTGATTGCTTCGCTCAGTGATTGTGGGCTATGCTTTGGCTTAGCCTCCACTGTACTTTGAAGTGTTTCAAAGATCGTCCTTGCTTCTTGGGCTGAACCGGCGTTGGAAATCGCTTCGACAATCTTATCTTTTTGTCGCTCATTTAGGGAGGTATTTCGTAAAATACGGTTCGTATAAAGCAAGCGAGCATTTGAAAGATTTACGTCTTGAAGACCTTCTTTCAATTCTTGCACGGCTTGCTTATATTGTGTGTTTCGCTCACTGATTTGGTTATTTTCGAAAACCAACTCTTCTTGAGCTTTCTTTAAAGTTTCTAATTCGTCTTGTAGATCGGTGCTACGGCGGTGGGCGATTTCTTTTGCCATCTCCCACTTCATATCCTCTGAGGATCTACCGGCCCAGCCCTTGAGGGTGGCGCCCATATCTACGGTAAGTTTTTCTGCGATTGCATCCACGAGGGCGTCGAGGTTATCCTCTTCGGTGATTGAATCCATCGCATCTTCGTCAGCTTCTTCGGCTGCAGCGGAACCAGCCAGGGCTGCAGCAGAATCATTCTCATCTGACTCGGGATCTGCTTCTATCGCTTCATCTCCGGCCATATCTAAAGTGGTAGTAGCAGCTTCGACAATCTCATCGTCCTCATCATCGGTGCAATCATCGCCTTCTTCCGAAAGGATGTTTGCAATGTCGTCTGTTGTAATGTCGAACTCTTGGTTTTCGTTCATTTCATCACTTAGCGCAGCAACAGCTTCTTGGAGGGCGCCTAAATCAATAGTGACGTCTATTTGCTCGCCGGCTTGGGGAAAGTCTTTTAAATTTTTACCTTCGAGGTCCGAAAAACTATCGGTGGCCGCGAGAGGAATTTCATTATCCTCATCAATTGTATCTTCTCCACCAGACTCAGAAGGCTCTCCACCTAAATCCGGCATTTCAGCGCCCAAGTCGGGCTCCTCAAGTCCCAGCTCATCTTGCTCCAGCAAGTTATCCAAGGTTTCTTTAACTTCTTGCGAGTATTTTTCAATAACCGCGGTTTCGGCGTTCTTCAAGGCTGCTTCGCGCAGGGCCTTGGCGTCGATGATGGCTTCGCCGAGCAAAGTGGACATAAATTGACTCCTAATATGACAATAGTTCACAAATAAGTAGTGTTAGGCGCCGCGAAAACCCATTTTTA